AAAACCATTTGATAATAAATCAGCACTTCTGGTTGTTTCTACACTTTCAGCATTAGATAAATTTGCTCCTAACCAATCATCAGCAAGATTAAAAGAACTTCTTGTAGCATCTAACATACCCCAATTATATGCACCATCAATCTTTTTAGTTATAATAAAAGAAGGTCTAAAGCCTGTATAAACAAATACTCCATTTGCATTGTTATTACCTGTATAAGTGCCAATTTTAGAGTAGCCTTCTACTGAATGGAAAGCATAGATTATATGAGCATCACCATTTCTATTAACATCATCATTATTACCAATATTAATAACAGTAGATGTCGGAGCAGTAGAATTAAAAGAACTTGGCACACTTGCTTCTGCATTAGTTCCATTTAGTTTTAATCTATATGCCCAAGAGGTTAAATAATCACTTCCTGTTTGCCAATCACTCGGTGAATAATCTCTATTTTTGACAATAATAATTTCTGGTGCTTTGCTTAAACCATGACCAACAGTAGCATTACTTCCTGTTCCTGTATAAGTTACAATACTAAATCCTGCAGTTGTGTTAGCTTGAACTGTTGAGGTAATACTTCCGTCTGAATTAGATGAGGTAGTACCACCATTGGCTAACCAGTTCCATGCTACATAAGTTGTTCCACTGCCATTAACTTGTCCGTCACTAACTAAAGAAAATCCGTCACTATCAAATGATGTTAATGCAGTAGTATCAGTACCTTCAGCATCAGTAAAGTTAGATGCTAAATATTTTGTATTTCCTCTAGTTGAATCAAATAATCTATGGTTGGAAGCACTACTTCTACTTTTAATCCATAACCAATCTGGTTGAAATCCTACACCTGTAATATCATTAGTTGAGGCATTACCTGTATATAAAACAGTATTAAAATATTGACTACCATCATCAATCGTAGGGGATAATTCAGTTGCTAGGTTTTGAGTACATAATGCAAGATAACCAGAGGGTGGTGCGTATTCAAAGTTTCCATAATCGTTATCATCACTGTTGCCAGATGTGATTGAGAATGAGGGATTGCCAAAGTTAAATGCTACTGTTGAGGAAAGATTACTATTTATGTCACTAGCTGAAGCAAAATATTCACCCAACAATGTTGAACTTGGTGCAGTGATAGAAAAACCACCTGTATTTGTTTCTGGATTAGCAGAGTTTTGCCAAGTTCCATTCTTACTAAAATATAATTTATTATTATCTAAGTCTATTCCAACACCTAATATATCAGACGTACCCAAAGAATCACCATAACTAGTTTCAACAGTATTTTCCCTAATAGCACCACTAGAAAATTTATAACCATAATCATTTGGTTTATGCCCTACTTCCTGCTCTGTTCCTGTTCCTGCGGTTGAAACAATACCTACAAATAAATTACCTGATAAGTTTGATGCTTTTGCCTCAAAATACCATTTACCAGAAGATATTCCCATAGTGCTTCTTGGATAGCCATAGCCTGAACCTGCGGTGACCATTTTACAATTACCCTCACTGAAGGTTGAGTTTGCCCAATAATTATCTACAGAATTTAGAGTAGCAAAGTTATTAGTCGGTGTATCTGTTGTAATATCTGTTGGTCCAGATAAATTCGTTGGAGAAAATGTATTATCATTACCTGAACTATCTTCACCTATATTACCTGTGTTGTTAAACTTTAAATAAAAACCATTCGTGCCATACGTTCCTGTGTATTCGATTGGTTTCCATATACCACTATCTTCATCAAATTCACCAAAGTCTGTAGGTGCTTTTGCAGTTCCGTCTATAAAGTGTACCTCTGCCATGTAGCCATCAAAATACCCACCAGTTGTATTGGAGTATCTACCCATTACCATTTCATTTGTGTTGTTAATAGCACCATTACCACTAATTGACTTGGAACTGCGTTCAACACTATTTACATATAATTTTAAAGTTGATGTATTCGCTTGTAAAACCACATGATACCAAGCTGAAGGGTCTCTAAAAAGTGCAGATGAAATGGTAGGTGATGAGGGAGTGTTCCAATAAGAATAAAATTGACCATTAATTAAGGCAAGTCCTGTTCCGTCTTGTCCTGCACTCCAACCACCTGCAGTGAAAATATTAAGAGTCCCTAAAGGATTTATTTTTAACCAAGCACTCCAAGTCCAAACTGCTCTATTCCCTGCACTTGATGGAGTTCTTTGTAAAGATGGTCCATCATCATCATTAAATCTTAGGGAATTATCAATGCTAAAAGCACCTCCTGGTATATTTGATCCGACAATAGGAAATGTCATTACAGCTCCTCTCGTTTAATCATTATCTTTGCGTTTTGTATTCCTTGCTTTGCCATGTCCATAGCATCTTTTGCCATCTTACGCTCGCGTTCGAGATCAGTATTTTCATCATTGATAATTACTTTTGATTCTTCTAATGTCATTTCGTCTTGATGCTTCTTTGCGTCTAAGGCTAGTCTTGCTTTGCGTAGTTCTAAATCTTGTTGTTGCAATTCAATCTGTTGTTCTTGCGTATCTTTCTTTTCGCCAGACATAATCTTTTGTTTTTCTTCATCTAACTTCATAATAGAATCTGATGCATTTGCTGTAAGCAAGGCAATTTGATTTTCTACTTCTGGTGGAAGTGGTTGACCTGACATCATAGCTTGTACAATCTGAGGATCGCCAATCATTTGCGCCACTTCATTTCTATATTTCATAGCCAAGTGATCTTGAATGTGAGATGATAAAGTTTGTATCATTACAGGGTTTCCTTTGTATGCAGGATTCTGCAGCATCGAAGCATGGGATACAATGTGAGCATCATGGTTTTGATCTGGTCTCGGGGTGAGAGGGGCACCTTTCATAGATGCCATGTTTTCCGTTACAGGGTCTGCAGAGATAGGTTGTTGCTGTTGCTTCAAATATCTTTGAGGCTCTTCAATACCCATTGCAGAAAATAATTCCATACCTATTTGTTCCATGTTATATGCATTTGGATTCTGTTGTGCTATCTGCATGATGGCATTAATTTTTGCTATGCGATGCGCTTCAGTTGGCATGTTTGGATCAGAGACAGGAAGAACATCAATTGACTTTAAATTAAAATCATTTTTGAAAACTTGCTGTGCACCACCTGCGACCTCATACGGGTACAGATCAGGAAGATACTCAAAATCTAATCTCGCTAAGATTCGCAGGTCTTTGGATTGGGCGTTATGCAGACGCTTGTGCACAGCGCTGAACAACTTTGAACTTTGCTCAAGCAAAGCCATTGTTGTACCGACTGGACCATAGTTTGACGCTTGGTCTACTATGTTGTCGGTCGAGTCAGCAAACTCTTTTGCAGCATTAACAACATACTGCATTAAATTAAATAAAGTTCCTGAAGGTTCTTTGAATGGTAAAGGTTGTAATGATTTACCTAAGTCACCCGCAGGACTATTAACTTCTCTCCACTCACCAGGAGCTATAGGCTCGTCTGGTGCTAACACTCGTAGTCCGTGTGCTTTGAATCCGCCAGGTAAATTTGCGAACGTACCTGCATCTACTAATTGTCTCATAGATGATGTTGCGGTTTTGGTTAAGCCTCCAATCAAGTGTAAGTATCCATAACCATAGAAACCTAAACCAGGAATCATATAGTAATGGGTGAAGTATAATTTTTTTTCTTTTTTAAAATCTTCTGCATTCCAGTTTCTGCGAATTGCCAGAATCTTTCCTTCATCTGTCATGTGAACAATGTAAGGAAGTTTTAATCCATCTGGATCTTCGAAGCCTGGTAAATCTAAGTTAACGTGCATCTCTAAAATTTCTACACGGTCAGTATCACCATATGGTTTAGTCACACCTAAGATTTCATCAGAAGCTTCTTGAGCAGCTGACTCATCTAAGTAACTATCATTAACTTCTACATCAGCAAATGTTCCAGCCATCTGAAACTTTTTGATTTGATTCATAGACATAGAATACTTGTGAGTAAATCTCTCAGCAGTTTCTAAATCCGACGCGTAGTAGTCAATGTAAAAATCTTGTGCTTTAACATATTCAGTTCTTGGTCTTTGTAAACTAACATCCCAATATGTTTTCTTAAATGCAGAACCATAAAGCGCTACATAAAATAGCAAACGATCGAGCTCAGGACCATACTCAGGCATTTGAACTTGTGTTTGATAATTCATAAAGTGACGCACACGATTTGCTTGCTCCATTTTCTGTTGAGTTTGTAAACCAACAATTCGTGTACGCACTGGACCTTCAGTGGGAAATAATTCTTTATATGCTTTTGCTTGAAACTTTACAACCGCCTGTGATAGTACAGGATGTGAAGAAGCACATGCTCCAGGAAATGGCTCATCGCTTTCTTCTGCTTTAAAACCTAAAAGGTCTACACCATCTTCGGCAATAGAATCGTATTCATCTCTTGATTGTTTGTCACGTTCAAATGAATCTTGTAGCTCATTGCCAATAGCGCCTAGCTCTTTGTCATCTATAAAATCTACGAGGTTCGCATCATGCTGCATTGCATCAGGGCTCATCTCCATATCGTCAAAGAGACCCATTGCCTCAGCTTCTTCTGCCATCGCTTTATTTTCTAGTGTAATCTCTGCACCACCATCAGGTGTTGCCATTACATTAGTGTCTTGCTCTGGTGTTTCTGGTAAGTCTTCAAAGAGAGATAGTTCTTCTCCCTCTGGAATGTCAAATTGTTTTTCTACTGCCATAAATCAATCCTTAATAATAACGTCTGCGTTTTCTATTATACACTGATGACTCGTCTAAGTCAAGCCATGAATTATCACTATGTTCTAAGTACCCGCCATTACG